ATTCAGGAGTACCCTCTGCAACATAAGACTGATATTTTGGAGCCTCTGTAAGAGTAGGAGTTGTTACTTGCAAACCCTCTGATTCAGCAACTGTTAATTTAGGTTTTAAATCTGTAATATTAGTTAAATCTTCATAAAGTTCTTCTTCTTGTACTTCAAAATCTTCAGGACTATATACTGCTTCAGGAGAAATACTTGGATATAAGGAGTCCTGAAACTGTGCTGCTGTAAGCTCGTCCCCAGTAGGAGTAACTGTAGGCTTAATATTTGCAGAGGAATCTATAGGAAAACGAGGTCCTGTAGGTCTTTCAGGAGCAGATTCTTCAGCAGTAGTGGTGGGAGCAGTAGGAGTAGCAGGAGCAGCAGCAGCAGCAGGAGCAGCAGAAGAAGCAGGAGAAGCAGGAGCTTTTACATTTGCAAAATTATACCCACTTATCTTTGTAAAAGCTTCAGAGGCATTAGTATCATCTGAACCTCTTCCTCCTACAGCATTTAATAATTGGTTTTTATCTCCACCAAAGTAAATATCTGCTAATTGTTTTGCACCCTCTTCAGTTTTTGCAATATTAAACACATCTTTTGATGGCACTTTAGCGAATAAACTTTGTGAAATTCCTCTATCCATTACGCACTCTCCTTAGTCTTGAAGAGATCATCCATAAGAGTATTCACTTCAAGCTTTTCTATTTTTTTATTTAACATTTGTATTTTTGCCTCTAGCTCTGCAATGTTATTGTGAGCATCATTTCTTTGTTTAACAAGAATATCAATTAGTTCATCTTTTATATCTAATACTTCATTCTTCATCAGGTTTTTTCCTGCTTCTAAACATAGCCCACAGGCGCACTGCTAATAAAATAGAACCCCCCACAAGCATGAAAAGTTGTAAACTGCTTTCTAACCATTGTAACCACAAAGGAGTAGAAACAACGCTAGTAGCAAAAACAGTATCCATTGCATTTTTTACTTGTGAGGGGTCTTTCATTATTCTTCCTCTATTTCTTCTTCCAACTCTTCAATAAGAGAGTTCATAAAACTAGTAAGACTTGCTTGAACTTGATCTAATTCAAAACGTAAATTGTAAGCCTTTTTTTGCAAACTTTTAATTTGTGCAATAGCGTATTTTTGTTTGTCACTCAGATCAGACTCATCATAATCTGTACCATTAATATTAATTACATTAGTGTCTTCAGTCATACTTTTCTCCTATTAGCTAACAGTCATTGACTATCTAATAAATAGAGATTTTGTAAGTAATTTCAATAAATTAATCCACTTCTATTTCTGGTTCAACGATGACTTTACCGTTTTCATCTGTCCAACTCGTTGAAATCATGTGAGCGTCTTTTCTCTCACCCACCACCATCCAACTAATCGTGTCTGTGCATGAATTATCTGATGCTGTAATCGTTAACACGTTACCTGACACACTGCCTTTGACCATCGTGAACCCTGTTTCATTTGATGTAAAACATTGCACATCATCATTTAACAAAACAAAAGTCCCCTCTGTCATTCCGGCAGCAGTATCAATATTTACTGTGGCTGAACCTGCAGATAGAGCTACTCTACCTCTGTAAATTAAATCAGCTTGTGGGCCTTCCAGAAAACTGTGTACAAGATTATGAGTGCTTGCTTTCGATGACAAAGGATGTGGGATTTTGAAACTGCCCGATCCTTTTGAAATAGCCCCTGTGATCGTAAAATCTCCAGAAGGCATCAAGCGCGCTCTTTCTGCTCCGTCTATTTCAAAGAACATTCCTGTCGAACCACCAGCGTTTCCGGGGTCTGCACGAAATGAAAGTTTTCCAGAAGCATCAGTAAAAATTTGTGCGAAGATACTTGAACTGCCATCGCTGTCCTCAAATCGAATCACAGGATTTGATGACTTGATGTGTAAATCATTGCTAGGCGTAACGCCAATTCCAACTCGTCCATTTGATTTGATTCGCACAGCTTCTGTTGCTGCTTCGCTTGCTCCCACTTTAAATACCAAACTGGTTGCATTACTATCAGCAGCAAAATCACCTTCTGCAACAGCTTCAATTCCTGCTGCAACCAAGAGTGCATCTGTGCCTGTGCCTTCGTCTGGGGCTTGGAAATTAATAGCTCCAAGTTTGTCATCAGCAGCTATGTCTGTATCCCCTGCTGCAAGAGTCAGAGTTGGAAACTTATCATCAGCCGTTGCAGCGTGTTTCAATGTCAACCCTGAATCTGCCACATGAGTAAGAGTTATTTCTTGATCGTTACCAAATAAAATTTGCCCACCATCAGCTAAAAACAAATCACTAAATTCAGCAGAAGAACTTCCCAAAGTTGCACCGTCAGCAGCAGAGGGAATAAAAGATGTTTCTGCGGTAAAAGTATTTGTTCGTATTCCAGAAGTGCCGTTATCAATAGCTCCAAATCCACTTGTAATTGACCCTGTATCCAATGCACCTGTGGATACAAGATTAGGCATTGCAGTTATTTCATCGTCAAAATATGCTGCTAAATCAGTAACGGCAACTTGCACCATTGTACCGTTGTCATTTAACACTACACGATCTGCGTCAGCTACAGTAGTTGAAGTAGCAGATGTTCCTCCATCTATAATATTTAATTCAGCAGCAGTTGATGTTACGTTAGTTCCACCAATGTCTAAAGTGGTTACAGATATTTCTCCTGCAACTGTAACAATTCCGTCAGCAACAGTTATTAAATCTGTGTCATCTGTATGACCAATTGTTGTGCCATTTATAACAACATCATCAATATCAAGAGAACCACCAGATATTAAACCTGTAGTGGTAATAGCAGATGATCCAGTATTGATTGTGCCAAACCCAGATGTAATAGAACCAGAGTCAAGTGCTCCAGTGCTAACAAGATTAGGCATAGCTGTAATCTCATCATCAAAATATGCTGCAAGGTCTGTTACTGCAACCTGTACCATAGTGCCGTTATCATTAAAGACAACTCTATCAGCATCTGCAACTGTAGTAGAAGTGGCTGAAGTGTCTCCATCTATGATATTTAATTCTGCAGTCGTTACTGAAGCACCATCAAGTATTTCTAATTCTGTTTCTGTGATCGCAGCAGAACCTATGGTAAATCCTGTAGCAGTTATAGTGCCATTACAAGTTAGCCCTGTATCTGCAGCATGAGTAAGAGTTATATCATTGTCTGTACCAAACCCTAACACTGCAGAGTCAGAGTCTAGTTTAAGATCATTGCTTACAGTAACTGCTGTTGAGGCATTAAGATCAATTGTTGCCTCACCATCTACACGAAGAACACCATCACCACTTTGTTGAATAAAACTAGCAGTATCACCAAACTGTATTTTTTCTGTAGAAGCAATGAGTATATCATCTGAAAACTCAAAGTAGTCTTCATCTTCTTTCCAAGTAAGAACACCGTCACTAGTATTAGCATTAAAAGTAACTGCTATGTCAGTATCTGCACCTGTTCCAAACGTGATAGTATTACTGAGAAGTTTTTCAATCGCTCCCCCTTCACCATCTGTTCCGTCATGTTGATGCCCACCAGTTTCAAAAGCTGAATCTACCAAACCAAATTCAGTGGTGAAGTCTGAAGCCTCAATAGTTTCGCCATCTACAAAATAGCTAAGACCTTTTGTATAACCTGTACCCATTACATTCTACCTCCCGGTGTAAATTCTAATCCAAATCCTTTCAGGGTATACGTTGGATTACTACTTGAATCTGTAAACTTTAAAGCTACAGCAAAACCTGAACCCTCTACAGATTGTCTATATAAAGGCGTATAAACTAACGCTCCATATTCAGATGAACCATATGTACCACCACCATAAAAAGCTGCACCTGCAGGGTCTTTTAAATCGTAGAGAGCAGGACTAGGTAAAAGAATGTCGCCATAGTCATACTCAAGATTCATATCTACGTCTTTTACAGTTCCTGTGCCTATATAGTTTATGATAATTCTTTGCATATTTTTTCTTCTACCTACATCACCCATAGTATAGTCTACAGTTCTATAGGTAGCAGATATAGCAGTCCCATCAAAGTCACGGCCATTCTCTTGTTTGTAAACAAGCCCACCATCATAATCGCCATGCAAGATTGTTTCTACATTAGATATAAACCCTGAAGCTGCTATACTTGGCTTAATACCTTTAATATCTGCATACTCCCATCCTATCTGTCCTGATTGTGCATTTCTTTTTAATACTCCAATCAGACCTGTCATATTAGCTTCAGTGCCTGAAGTAGTAGGAAAATACATACGGTATTGGCTTTTACTTTTTATAGTATGAGATGATAAGTTAGAGATTTGATCCGAAGTAAGAGAATTTAATCTAGGCTGAACTTGCTTTGAAATTGTGCCTAACTCAATGTCATCAATACGCTCAGTTCCTGCTACTGTTCTTAGTCCATCAGGAGCAAGAAATATAAGATCACCACCTATTTCTTGAATAGTAAAGTGAGATAAACAACCTATGTTTCTAGTTATAGGTTGAACTTGAAAATCTGCTGAACTAGAACCAACAAGCTTATATATTTCATTTTTACAAAATATAATTAAAGCTTCTCTAAACGGTTTAAGACTA